TCTGAGAGCACGACGTCGTCGCTCGGCTCGAAAAACGGCTTGTCGAGGAGCTTTTCCAACGCCGCAGCAGACGCGACAGTGACCGTCTCGCCCGCTCGTACCGTACCGGTCGCAGCCGAGACATACTTCGACGGTCCACCGTCGAGCATCTTAATTCGCGGCATCAGTCAACTCACTCCGCGACCGCTGGCTCGATGTCTTCGATGTAGACACCGGCCTGAAGGTCCTCGATCTGGTAGTCGTGACGGGCACGAACAACGTACTTTGCGAAGAGATCCTCTTCGAGCGTGTCGTCCGTGCTGTCGACCACGTCGATCTCCACATCACGTCGGAGCCCCCAGACGAGGTTCTCGGGTGCGGTGAACAGCGCCTGGTCGTCGGGGAAGTTGGCGACGCCGATAACATCGTAGCCGAACGGCGTGAGGTCCGAATCCCCGAAGAGCACGGCATCGCCGAGCGCGGTGTCGCGATCGGTGAGGCTCTGCTTGTACTGCTGGACGTTGCGCCGGCTCATGATGAAGACGGGATCGGTCCGCAGGTACTTCTGGTCGATCGTCTGGATCGCGTTGTTGAACAGCGACGTGTCGACGGTTTGTGGCTCTGCGCCATCGTCAGCGTGGCTGTAGACGGGCATCGTGTCGCCGTCGAGGCGGTCGGACTCGACGTCCGCGCCCTGCGCAATCTGCAGCCAGCCGTCGTTGATCGACTCGAATGGATCGGCAGACTCTTCGTCGCCGTTGATACCGAGGTCCTGGGCGTCAGCAGCGAACTGGGTCTCGAACTTCGAGAGCAGGACGTTCTCGATGTCGTCGACGGTGTCCTCTACGGCTTCGTTCGAGAGTTTGAACGGGATGACCGTCTTGACGACGTCCATCTCGACCGCGCCAGTGTCGGCCTCTTCGAACGTGTCGATGCCTTCGCCGTCGGACTGCGCCTGCATGAGCCGTTCGCCAACGCCGATCTTGGGGATCGCCATCTGCTGGCGGCCGAGGGTTTCGGTTCGGACCATCTCAAGAAGTTCGGCGCTCTCCTGAATCCGCTGGTAGAAGGTGTCGAACAGATCCCGAGGCATGACGCCCCCGGAAAGATTACCGACCGTGTTTTTCGAGATGCTTTGCATGTTCCGCTCGCGTGTGGATTCAATGTCGCTCATTTCAGTTACCTCCGACGAGACCTTTCAGGAAGGTCTCTTTTTCCGTGGTTTCGTCCGCCTTTTCGCTGCCTTCGGCCTGTTGAGTGTCGGCCGAGGCTTTGCTCATGGTGTCGACGCGCTCTTCGAGCGACTCGACCTTCTCGACGATGCCTTTCGCCCACTCAGGCGCTTCGGTATCGTCAGACTTCTCGGCTTCTGTCGATTCTTCCGAGTCAGCGTCGATCGCCTTGTCGAGTTTTGATTCAATGCTGTCGAGTCGCTCACTGTTCTTCTCAGCGAGCGATTTGCTTTCTGTGTTGTCTGTCATAGCTTCGTCATTAACCGATTGCTCGGTTGGTGTTTCGGATGCACTCTTCTCGTAATCGAGCGAGAAGGCATCGTGTGGGTCGTCGTGATACGTTCGAGCGATCGATGGCTCGGCGATGCCGGCACTTTCAAGCACGCGCTCGACGTGGTCGTGCGCGGCTTTCATCTCATGCTCGTTTTTGGTGGACAACGTCCGACCGGCCTTTGTCGCATCGGCCGACGTGTCGGCGTTGTCGTCGGTACTCTCTCCAAAGAAGAGTCGACGTATCCGACGACCGAGCGTCTCGTCATCGACGTCGGTCGTTTTGTCTGTTGGTTGTTCGTCGGTCATGCGTACAGAGGCCTCGCCTTGCGGGTCATCGGTGTCTGCAGCCATGCCGAGCTGATCCCGACAGATGGCGATCGCGTCGGACTCGCTCATCTCGGGGTTGTCCGCCATTACCGAGTCTTTACATTCAGCAACCTCAGGTGGGAGCTCCTGTTTCGCGTCTTTGTGCATCACTTCGCAGATCCGATCGGCCGTCTCATCGTCATGCCCGCGCGCGACGAGTGCCGCGTGGCATGTTTCGGGATCGGCCAACTCCGCGCTGTTCTTGTCCATCCCTTTCAGTACCTCGACGCGGGCCATCGGGACGGCGGGCTCGTCGACGGGTGAGAACTCGTCGATGCGAGCCTCGTCGATCCGTGTGACCGTCTCGGCGTCGTAACCCTCGGGGATATGAACGTCACCAGGCACATCGGAGAGGGGCATTTCTGTCGCTTCGAAGATCTGCCCCCCGATCGAAAAGCCCGAGAAGACGCCATCTTCGAACAGTTGCCAGAGATCGTCGTCGTGGGCCTTAACGCCAGGAACCCAACTTCCAGCCGGGAATTCAGTGTCACCAACAGCCGCCGCAGCATCGAGGATGCGATTCTCGACGAGACTCAGCTTATCGCCACCATCGACGGCGTGCATGATATGCTGTCCCGCCTCGCCCCGCTGGAGACGTCGCATGTAATCCTCGGCCGCATCTCGCAGCGGCCCCGATCGGATATAATGGCCTTGTGTGTCGACTCTATCAGGCACCCACAGTCCGCCGAGGGCGACCTGTCGNGTTTCGTCTTTGGCCGTGTACTCGGCCGTCTTGTGGAATCGTGTCATGGTTATAGGAAAATGCGCTCACCGGCCTCGATGGCCGCCAGTTGGTCGTGTGTGAGCTCGTCCGCAAAGACTGGCAAGATTGAACATCGACAGTTAGCGATCTGCCCCACTGGTGCTGTCGGGTCTCCGGGGTGCTGCAGAAACACGCCACCGACTGCGAACGTGTTATCGACCGCGACGACCTGGCCATCAGCCTCGCCGTGATCCGACCGCTCGCGGCCGTCAACAGCCGTCAGCCACTGTTCCGCGACGGCCGACGAGTCTTCGATTGCCGAGTGTGCACCCGCATTGGACGTCGATACCGTGCCGGTCCGGGCCGCGCGTTCGGCGACATAGTCTTCGAGTCGGCCTTCGAACAGTTCGTCGTTGAGTTGCTCGGCGATGTCATCGATGCCGAGCCCCTCTTCGTGCGCGCCCCGAAGCCAGCGAGCCGAGTCTTCGGTGATCGTTTCGAGCGTTGACTCAGCCGCCACACCAGCCCACTCGTCGACGATGTCGATCGCTCTCTGGGGGACGACGTCGAACGCGACATCAAGATTATACCGACGGGCGGCCAGTTGCCGACCAGCCTCAATGCCGCGTTCGCCACCCTCACGGAACAACACATCAAAATCGGCTGTGTAAACGCCGACGCGCTGCTCCAGTTCCGACCGGATCGACTGCAGTGACGACAGATCGCCGTCGGTCGCGCCCGCAAGCCACGACTCAATGTCGCTCTCAACAGGCCCGAGTCGATCGCGGTACTCATCCAGAAAAAACTGGAACGCGCGCTCCTCTTCGGGTGAGAAGTCGGTCTTTGAAAACACACGGCGCTTTGTAAACCGCGTTGGCGAGCAACAACGGCACGCAGTCATCAGTCGTCAGCCACCGCGCCCGTTTGAATCCGCTTGCTCGCTTGTGCTTGGTTCAGGGCCTCACGTTGCGTCTCGTTAAGCGCCATCTCAAACACCTCGCCTGGAGATCCACCACCACCGACCTCCGACAGCAGCATCTCGCCGAGCGTGTCATCGCGCGGATCGATACCGAACAGTCCGAGCGCCTGATTGACCGTCATCGCGTCACCAACCGCGTCGATCGTCTGGGCAGCAATCTCGGTCTGGCGAAGCTCGTCGTCAGCACCCTTCGTCTTGAACGCGATCGTCCAATCATGGATGTCGAGCGCCTCTTGGTGGATCGTTCGGTAGAGCCGCTCAGCCAGTCGCTCTTGGCGCGGTTCGATGACTTCCTTGACGAAGTCCCGAACTGCCTCTTCAATATTCGATCGATTCGAGTCGCCCATATTGCCGATCAACTGCGGCGGTACTTCGTGGACTTTGGCGATGTCGTGCTCGTTCATCGCCCGGAACTCACCGAAGGCCATGTCTTCATCGCCCTGTTGGGACAGCGTCTCGATGCGGATGTTGACGTTCGAGTCGGCATTGAGCGACGAGACCCCGCGCTCGGCCAGTTCCTCGGCATCAAGCACGGCCACACCGCGACCGTCCTTCTTGCGAAGGTTTTCAACTAGTTCACGCAGTTCGCCGCGCGCATCTTCGCTCAGTGTCCCGCCCTCGACGACGACAGCCATCTGCGGAATCGCGTCGTACTCGAAAAAATCGCGATTAAACATCTTAGCCGCCCGATCGGCAGCCATCGTCTCCATTTCAGCTA